GCCCCTGCTTGAGGGCATTAGATAATAGGAGGCAACAAAATGAATGATTGTAAGCACGAATTAGCGAGACGAACTAGAGTAATCCCTACCCGTGCAGGGGTAGTGACAGAACAATTTCTGCTTTGCTACTACTGTTCAGAAGAGTTTGACATAGATGAGGAGGCAAAATGAATACTAAATGCATACAATGTGGAAAAGAAGTTGATTTGCTTGTGGCGTTCACCGCTCACAAGATTTGTGGAAAATGTACGAGGGCTAACCATAGAAAGGTGGCTGGAAAATGATACGGGTGCAGACTAAAGCAAAATGTAGTGAATGTAATCGGATATTTGATTTGCTTGATGAGACACAAGCAGAGGAGTGGTATTACGGGCACGATTGTGAAGGAGGTGAGCAGTAATGTTGGAGAACGGATTAGGTGACAGCCTATACTTTCAGATTTGGTATTCACTATCGCAAGGATTTGTGATAGATGTGTACCCTTTCGTGCAGGTACAGGTAAGTAACACGCTTATCGTATCCGCTTTAGCGATGATTGTAGCGTTGCGTGTGCGTAAAGTTCTACGAGATAAGAAAGGTAACAAGTGGACAAGTTTGCGATAGTCGTGGCTATGGGTGAGTACACACTCACTCATACGGGCGGTGAGTTAGGTGAGGTTAGGTTGCGTGACGAGTGGCTGGATTATGTTATCGTGCGTGACGATACTACGGTAACCGATTTGGTTGCTGGATTACGGGAAGCAATAGTGAAAGATAAGGAGACAAGATGATGTTTGACAATAGCACAAGATTAGTGAACGCTAATCATAAGGTGAACAGCAAAGCAGATGAATTATCAAGAGCACTAAATAGATTAGGTAGCCCTAGAGAAGGTGCTGGTGATTTTGATTTGGTTATCAAGATTATCGGCGAGTTGCTTGTGGCTAAAGCGGAGCGTGACCAATGGCAAGATTAGGAGAAGCATACACACTCCTCTTGTGGGAGTTTTCAAGAGACGGCAGACAATCAGGCATAGATTATGAGGTGTTCAAAAATAATCTGATTGACGAATACAAAATAGATGAGACACAGTTGAATAGTCTTGCTGGCGAATTGCTTGCAAGGTACAGTAAGGAGACAAGATAATGTACGCTGAGCACGGATTGTGTGAAGAGACAAGAGATGAGTGCCGACCAATTCTGCTTGACGAGTTGGTGGTAGACACAGATTGCGAAGGTTGTAATCGTTATGTGTGTTTAGATTGTGGGCAAGATGTGGATTTGGAACAACTAACAGAGGAGACAACAAAATGAAAATAAGTCAGGATAGTTTTTATTGGTCAGAGTTGGCTGAACTAACTCACGATACGCAGGTGCAGATTTTCGGTTGGTGTGCTTGTGAGGATAGTGACAAGGTGTATGCCGATTGTCCAGACACGCCGTGATTTGACAAATGAAAACAAGTAATGTAGAAAAGGTTTGTGGCTAGAAGGTCTAGGCACAGAAGATAAAAGGAGACAAAACAAAATGAGTGACATAACAAAAGTAGAAAAGCAAATAGGTTACTTACAACTATTGAAAGAAGAACAAGACATTATCTGTTTTGTTTGGGTAAAAGAAGACGCAGAACAAATCACAGAACAATCTCTTACAGATGAAGAGTGGTCTAACCTTGCGTACACTATTACCCGTAAAGCAGATTGGATTTACAACGAGATGGCAGAAGAGATTACTGAAAGACTACAACTAATGAGAGAAGAGAAGGAGACAAAGTAATGAAAGCACAAGACGCAATCAAATGGCTAAGCGAGTATGACCCTGAACAGGAAATCATTATCGCTTGGTGGGATAAAGAAACTACGGGATACGATTTGACAGATGAACAATGGGCAACTGTCATTGAGGAAGTAGATAAGAGAGCATGGTGTTGGGAAGCAGTAACTGACGCTATTGACGATAGTGTTGGAGAGTTAGAGAACAATACAGATGAGGAGACAAACTAATGAGCAAAGATACAAGCAGAGAGCCAATAGTAACTATTACTTGGTGTGCATTGGACTTGATGAACGAGTACGGATACTCAGAGGAAAAGGCAACTGAGGTGCTAGAAAACATAGCCTCTTCTTTAGAGGATAGAAGTATTGAACTTGGTTGGCAAGTTATTGAAACGCTTATTTCTGAAGAGGAAGAATAGGAAAAGAAATGAACAAGACAGAACAACTACTAAATCAAGCAACTGTGTTACTGGATAATCAGATGAACTTGATTGAACAACTTAGAGCAATACGGATAGATAAAGGATTTACTCAGGAAGAAGTTGGTGAGCGTATGGGCGTTACGAAACAAAAGGTTGTACGCTTTGAAACAGTATCGGATACTGTAACTCTTTCTATGCTTAGGCGTTACGCTTTAGCGATTGGGGTAACTATCAACTTTCAAGTAACTAATAATAAGGAGAACAACTAATGATGGGTAGATACGATACACAAAAGAAATGGGAACAACTAGCAAGAGATTACACACAACTAGCGTATGGACATAAGAAGTTTACGCAGGCTGTGCAGTTAGGTATGGCAATGGCAACACTAACAGAGGAGCAAATGCTGTCTCTTGTTGAAACAACTGAACGCTGGCTGGAACAAGCAAAGGAGAAGAACAATGTTTAGTATTGCAGAGGTGGATACTATCCTTGTAGCGTTGAAGTATTACGCTGACAATGGTGGAGATAAGGAAACGATTGACGGGTTGAACGAGAAGTTCAATGCGTGGCTTGTGTGGACATCTATTGTAGGAGAAGAACAATGAAATGTCAGGGCTGTAATGTAACCTTTGAAGCAGTTGATGAAATAGAACTATGCCACTACTGTTATTGCAATGAGGCACAGGATAAAACAAGTCCATTACATTTACTGTTAGGAGTATCGTAATTATGAGAGTGTTAGCAACTAAAGCAAAATACTATGATGTGTATGAGGTGCGAGAAACAATCGCAGAACTCAACAACATACCTGTTGAAGATGTGCTGGAAGAAGAAGCAATTAGTTTGATTTGGAAGTTTGTTGCTGAGGATTTTGGTGACCTTGACAATGTTGAGTTGGTTGATGATGAAGGGAACTTTGTAAGATAATGGATAAGGAACAGATAACACAGGAACTGATTGCTTACACAAAAGAAATGGCTGGAGATTATTACCACTCATACCTTTCAGGTATGCTGTTTGCAATCCTTACTGATGAACAATGGAAGTATCTTGAAAACAAAATCTTGAAGGATGTGTTGCTATGATAGTTTGCAAAAAGTGTGATGATGTTCTCTACACCAACACAATGCCTGAAGGTTCAGACGAAATAGTGTATGTGCTATGCGAGAGTTGTTCACGCTCATACACAATGACAATCACAATCACAGAGGAGATAATCCTAGTATGAGAAAACCAATAGAAGATTTCTTGGAAGCGTTTAAACAGCGTCTCTCTAGGGATTGGATACAGCAGGCGAACTGTGCAGAAATGTGGGAAGAGTTTGACATAGATGAGGACAAGGAAAGTGATGTGTCTATCTACAAGCGTAGGACTTTACAGAAGATTTGTGACGCTTGCCCTGTCAAACAAGAATGTTTAGATGACGCATTGTTCTACTCTGAGGAATACACTTTCCGTGCAGGAATGATGCCTAGTGAACGCAAAAGGTTGATGACAGAGTTAGGTATCCCTACTTGGGAACAGAAACAGAAAGCGTTACGCAATGGTTGAAACAATACTTGTAGGATTTATTGTATGGTTTGCAGGTAAATGGATTATCTCTGAACGGGAAGCACGATACTACAAGAAACTTGTGCAACGGAAGATAAAATGAGAAGCAGAAAGAAAGAAGTTCAGGAACTTGTCACGATACTGGATAATCCACACGATAGTGTGGAAGATTTAGCCGAAGAGATTTGGGTGAAGGTTGATGAGTTCCGTAGGGTAAGGGAAGCGTGGGCTGTGATTGTGAGACAAGAACAACTCATCTTCCTTTACGGACTGTACGATACTGAGAACTCTGCCCGTAAAGATTTGGAAAAATACAGGGCAGTAACCAAAAACAATCAGGCTATGATTACTAAAGTGTTATCCCCTTCCGCCCTATGGGGCGGAGAGTTATTGGATTATAAATAACCATAACTGGTGAACAGTATTATACTGGAAAAATTGTTTGAAGAAAGGATTTGGTCTTGCGACACGCCGAACAATTTGAAAAAGAATTGTGTCACCTAGTGTGGTACAATAATCCTGTCGGGATTTGTCTCCCCTGACAGGCTTGGGTGGGTTGAACTCCTTGACGGATTGTCTCCCCTGATAGTAGAGTTCCCCACCCAATAGGTTTGAATAACTAAAAGCGAAAGGAAAAGCAAGTGAGCAAGTTGATGATAGACGGGTACGAGTTACCCGACTATGCTTCCTACTCTAGCCTTACAACGTGGCTGGATTGTGGGTGGCAGTATGTACTAACAAGGGCAGTGAAAGTTCCTGAACTACCTGCGTGGTACTTTATCGGTGGCACAACTCTCCATGAGGTGACGGAACACTTGGATAACGAGTGGTTCAACAAACAGAGAGGAGAAGCGTGAACATAGAAAACCTATGGTCAGATACCTTCAATGCCCTAAAGTATGCTCAGATTGAAGCACAGGGCTTTACAGAGGCACAAGTACGCACCTCTGGTAGGGCAACGAAGGAGTATCCAAACAAGGAGAACGACACTTGGTGGATGGCTAACGGAACTAAGATGGTTGAGTCTTGGGTACGCTGGCGTGACAACTCAGGTTGGGGAATAGCCGACATGGGTCAAGGCAACCCTGGAATTGAGTTGCCTATCACCATCAGTCTTGGTGGTGTTGATGTGAAGATGGTGATTGACAGGGTGATGTTTAAACCATCTGAGACTGGTGTTCTAACCCGTGAGGACTACATTGTGTTAGACCTCAAGACAGGACGCTATGCACCTAAGTCTGAAATGCAGTTGGCTTTGTATGCGACAGGCATTGAGATGGTGTACGGGTTCAGACCTAAGTGGGGTACATACTGGATGGCAAGGGAAGGGCAACCTTCACCCATGCTAGACCTAGATAAGTATCCGACTAGCATGTTTGAGGACTTGTTCTCTAAGTTCCAGACAGCGAGAGAGAACGGCGTGTTTCTGCCCAATCTCAACCACTGTTCAATGTGCAGTGTGATAGACTATTGTAAATACAAACAACCAACTCTTTGGGAGATAAAGAAATGAGCAATGAATCCAACTTTTCGTACACTACGAAAATAAACAATGACCTCTTCACAGTTCGTGGTGACACCTATGATGAGTTCTTGAACAACGCTATGATGGTTGCAGGAGTTCCTGCTATCAACGCTTTACTGTCAGCACTCAACGGATTAAACCCTGTTGAAGCACAGGCAGTAGCACAAGTTCAGCAGGTTATTCCTGCTACTGTTGTGGCTACACCACAAGCAGGTGTACCTCAGCAATCGTTTGCACCAGTACCACCTGTATCCACCCCTGCACCTGCCGTTAGCACACCTACCTGCCATCATGGTACGAAGGTTGCGAAGAAAGGTAACGGTGCTAAAGGTGAATGGCGTGGTTGGATGTGTCCAGCCCCGAAGGGCACACCTGACCAGTGCACACCACAATGGGTTGCGAAAGCAACAGCAGAGTGGGCTTCGTTCCCTGCCTAATCTGACCGAGGCAATCACACCTGAGCATGTGTTTAAACGGCTCACCAATTTTTAGGAGATAAATGAAAACATTAGGTAGAGCAGTAGGGAAACCTGACATTGGTGGCGAACCACTACCGTCAGTGTTCAACACCTTCGCTCAAAACAACATTGTGATACGCAGAAGTGAAGTGTCAATGATTGCTGGTGCACCAGGTGCAGGTAAATCAACGATTGCTTTAGCGATAGCGTTACGAAGTCAAGTACCAACCCTGTATGTGTCAGCAGATACGAACGCACACACTATGGCTATGCGTTTGTACTCTATGATTACAGGTAAGTCACAGCGAGAATCAGAAGTGATACTTTCCGAACGACCCGAAGAGGCACGACAAGTATTATCTATGACGAACCACATTTTCTGGTCATTTGATTCGTCACCTAACCTTGACGATTTAGATGAAGAAGTCTCTGCGTTCGAGGAAATTTGGGGTGAATCACCAGCGTTGATTGTGGTTGATAACCTTATGGATGTCGCTATGGATGGTGGTGAAGAGTTCGGTGGCATGAGGGCTGCAATGAAAGAGTTAAAGTTTCTAGCCCGTGACACCAACGCTGCACTACTAGTGCTACACCATACGAAGGAGTCTTACAACGGTGACCCTTGCCCACCACGCTCAGCAGTACAGGGCATGGTGAACCAGTTACCTGCACTCATCCTCACATTAGGATTGACAGCGAACAACATGTTGGGTGTTGCCTCTGTGAAGAACCGTTACGGTAAAGCAGACCCATCAGGTAACAGTCCTGTATGGTTACAGTTCAACGGTGAGTTCATGTACATTAGTGATACGGAAATCAGATGACAGATAGGAAGATAGCATGGATACTTTATACGCTTTTATTCGTGATATTGTTGAGCAGTACAAGCGTCTCATTACAGATAAACCATCAGGCATGGATGAACGAGAACAGACAACATGTCCCTACTGTGGTGGAACCGTTAACGATTAGGCAGAAGGCTAAGGCTTGGACATTACAGCGTACAGGTAAACGTGAATGGAAATGTGCAGATAACATTATCAAACGTGAATCCCGCTGGATACCGAACCTTTGGAACAGTCAAGGTTCATCAGCATATGGGCTTGGACAGTTGAAAGAATCATATAGGTGGACTAAGAATCAACCTATGAAGCAGTATGTTAAGGCAATCAAGTACATGATTTATCGCTATGATACTATGTGCAATGCTTGGAAATTTTGGCAAAGAAACGGATGGTATTGAAATGGGTAGTTGGCAGCCCCGTAAAGGGGATGTGTCTCCACGTAAGGAGATAATTCCAGAGGTTGACGAATGGGATGAGGAGGAGGAAGAATGAGTTGGATACATGACACACCTGACATGGACTTTTGGGAGTCAATAGATTTTATTAATCTCAATGTGGCAGAAGAGGATGAGGAGACAGATGAATAAAGCAACCATTCTAGTTGGTGATGCTATAGAAGGATTACGTCAACTACCTAGCGGTTCGGTTAGAAGTGTTGTCACATCACCCCCATACTGGGGTCTTCGTGACTACGGCAATGCAGGACAACTAGGCCTTGAACCTACGCCAGAGGAATACGTTAAAAACTTGGTAGCAGTGTTTCGTGAAGTGTGGCGTGTGCTTGCCGATGATGGAACGCTGTGGCTCAACCTTGGCGACTCGTATGCCTCGTTCCGTGATGGCAAAGCCATACCAGACACCACACGTGGCAACAGCACTGGCACGCTAGTACCCAAGGGCAGTGCAGCCAACAGGATGGCAACAAGTTTCGCCAACTCACCTGTCAAACACAAGGACCTTGTCGGCATTCCATGGCGTGTGGCATTCGCTTTGCAGGCTGAGGGATGGTATCTACGTCAGGATATTATTTGGGCAAAACCTAGTCCAATGCCAGAATCAGTAAAAGATAGATGCACTAAATCACACGAATACATTTTTCTATTAACAAAGTTACCCAAATATTTTTACAATAATGAAGCAATCAAAGAAGACTCTGTTAGTGCTGGAAGTGTAGGAGTTTTAGGTGGACAAAAACCTTTAAACAATAAACCAAAAGATGGAAGCAACGACCCAATGTGGCGTAATGGTGATTCTGCACAATGGGGAAGGGTTATAAAAACTGGTGATAAACGAAACAAACGAGACGTGTGGACTATCGCAACTAAACCGTTCAAGGGTGCACATTTTGCTGTCATGCCAGAAGCATTAGTTGAACCATGTATTTTGGCTGGTTCAGAAGAAAACGATACTATCCTTGACCCGTTTGCTGGTTCAGGTACAGTCGGTGTTGTTGCGTTACGCTATGGGCGTAACTTTATTGGATGTGAACTAAATCCAGAATACGCTGCTATTGCGGAGAAAAGGATACTTGAATCTAATCCACTGTTTAATCAGATTACTATTTTAGATGGTAAAACAAATGCTAACTGACCTGTTGATACTAGGACTTATGCTTGTCATCTTCGTGTTAGCCATGCACAACTTTATGGACCACTGATGGCACTATCAGACTTTGACTTAGATTTGACAGTAGGTCATGCAGGGGAACAGACGGTAGCGAACCTGCTCACTATTGAAACTGTTGAAGTGAAAACAGATTTACAATGGCGAGACACAGGTAACCTGTATGTGGAAACCCTCTGCTGGTACAACAGTACACAGTCGTGGGAGTTGAGTGGTATCAACGTGACGAAGGCAACGCATTGGGCTTTCAACATGGAAGGCATGGTGTTGATTATTGAAACCCATCTGCTTGCTGAGGCATGTAGGCATCTTGGCAGACCGATTGAGTGTAACATTGAACCTAACCCTAGTCGTGGTGTGTTGATTAAGCCAGAGCAGATTATTCGTCATGTGAAGCAGGTGAAAAGTGAGCACACCAAGCAAGCGTGAACTAAAGAAACGAGTAAGATGTATGGAGTGCGATAGGGAAAGGCATAGGAATGTCCAGAAATCGCAGTAAAATAAAGGGTTCAGCATGGGAACTAGCGATAGCCAAATATCTGGTAGAGAAAGGCTGGAAGCATGCTGAGCGAAGGATTGCAGGTTCAACGATAGATAAAGGTGACATCTACGGCATCATTGGTTGCGTTATAGAAGCAAAGAATGAGAAGAAGATAACCCTATCGGAGTACATGAAAGAGTTAGAGGTTGAGGTTGCTAACGCTAAAGCCACCACAGGGGTGGCGGTAGTAAAGAAGAAAGGAACCACAGATGTTGGTCAGGCTTATGCTGTTATGCCTGTGGACATGTGGGTTAAACTTATGAAAGAGGCAGGATACTGATGGCAACCTACGTGTACAACTGTCGCACCTGCCAAATCTTTCAAGAGATTGTCAGGTCAATGCACGATATTGAAATCCTACCAGCATGCGAATCCTGTGGGGAACTCATGAAACGTGTATACTCACCTGCACCAGTGAAGTTCAACGCTCCTGGTTTCTACACGACAGGTGGATGATGAGCAAAACCAAACATCCAATAGCAGTAATCCTTGAACACTACGGTGCTAAGATACCGTTGGGTACAGGATGGATGAAGATACGTTGCCCTTTTCATGGTGATAGCCATGCTAGTGCAACAGTGAACACAGAAATCAATGCGTTTAAATGTTTCGCTTGCGAAGTAAGCGGAGACACTTATGGTATAATTATGAAACATGAAAGGAAAACATTCCATGAGGCATACACTCTCGCAGAAGAAGTCACTGGAATCAGCGGTGACACACTATCAGAGATTCATAGGGCAGGCAGAGGAGTATCTAGCAAGCAGAGGTCTAACTCTGCAAGACGTGGATATACACCGCCTAGGGGTCGTAGACGAACCACTACCAGGTCATGAAAACTATAAGGGTAGGCTAGTTATCCCTTATCTCACGAAGACAGGTGTAGTGGATATACGGTTCAGGGCTATGGGTGAATCAGATGTCAAATATCTAGGGTTGCCTGGTGCCAAGACACATCTGTACAATGTGCTATCAACGTTCAATGCACAGGATGCTATCGCTGTGTGCGAAGGTGAGATAGATACCATCACTCTCAACAAGTGTGGCATCCCATCGGTGGGTGTGCCTGGTGTCAACAACTGGAAGAAACATTACACCCGTATCTTGCAGGACTTTGAAACAGTGTATGTGTTCGCTGACGGTGACCAGCCTGGTACAGATTTTGCTAAGAACCTTGCCCGTGAACTATCCACTGTGACGGTTATCCAAATGCCTGACGGTGAGGATGTGAACAGTGTATACTGCAAGGGTGGACCGAACGCTATACGTCAACGGATAGGACTATAAATGTCTTGGTGGGATTGTGAACATGGCAGAGCGAACAATGTGTTTCAGTATTTGAAGAACCATGATGAAGGTTTCTATGCCCCGATTGTTTTCAATCTCCCCGACATAGATTACGAATTGAACCTTTTCTCGTTTCTTGAATCGGTTTATGATAAACTAAATGATGGGCAAGTGGACTTGGCGAAACGACTTGTTGAGTCTGTTGCAACTCTCATGTATGAAAGTGCAGTAGAAATAGATGAGGGTGCTAAATCGTTACATGAAGAGGTTGAAGAGTTCCTGCGAACATACAACGATAAGGATGGTAAAGATGGCTAAGTCTTGGGAAGACTTTCAGTTAGGTGTACGAGATAAATCTGAAGAGGCAGTGAACCTGCTGTTGAAGAAACATAAGGATTATGGTCCGAAGAACATTGCTAACGCACCTGGTGGTGCAACAATGGGGTTGGCTGTACGGCTACACGACAAGGTGGCACGGCTTGCTCATCTCCTTGAGCAGGGCATTGACCCACAGAACGAGTCTTTGTATGACACGTTCGTGGACATTGCCAACTATGGGCTGATTGGTATGCTTGTGTTGGATAACATGTGGGATTCTGAAACCCCTGACAGTGAGGAATACTACTAATGAACTTTGATTTGGATACAGCACTTACTGCTAGAGATATGATTGCAGTTGGTTTAGGTTTAGTTATTGCTTCTGCCATAATAGTTTGGCGGAGAAACAAATGAAACGTGTAGTCGTACTCTCAGACATGCAGGTACCATTGCATGATGCTAGAGCAATCACAGCAGTAGAAACCTTCGTGCAAGACTGGCAACCAGACGAACTGTATTGTGTAGGTGACGAGGCTGACCAGTTTGAAATCTCACGTTGGGATAAAGGCACAGCATTAGAGTATGCTGGAACCTATCAGAAGAACCTTGATAAAACTACAGAGATTATGGCAAGGTTCAAAGGTGCGTTAGGTGACAAACCTTTCCATGTTATGCGAAGTAATCATGGTGAAACCCGTGTGAACTCGTATCTGAAACGCTACGCTCCTGCGTTTGATTCTTTGCGTGAACTTAAATATGAAAGGCTGTTGGGTTATGACCAGTTGGAAATTACATACCACAATCGAATCTGGCAGTTCGCTCCAGGGTGGGCATTGGCTCATGGAGATGAAGGAAACCAGAATCAAACACCTGGCGGTACGGCTATGGCGTTGGCGAAACGTATTGGGTTATCGGTTGTCTCTGGTCACACACACAAAGCAGGAGTACAGCATTCTCATCAGGGGTATGCAGGTAAGATTACAAGACCACTCTACGGGGTTGAGGTTGGACATCTTATGGACATGGCCAAAGCCTCGTACTTACCGTCTGGCTATGGTAATTGGCAACAAGCCTTCTGTATCCTTTACATTCGTGCAGGGAACGTAACCCCTGTAATTGTTCCGATTAATGGTCGTTCATTTACTGTGGAAGGCAGACTATACAAATGGTAACTGAACACATCTACGAGTCTTATGCACCTATGGTGAAACGTATCGCATCAGAGTATGCGAACCGTTACCGTATGGTGGATAGGGAAGACATTCAGCAACAACTATGGTTGTGGTTTGTTGAACATCCTCGAAAGGTACAAGAGTGGTCGGCAATGGAATTGAAGGATGGGGATAAAATGTTTGCCCGTTCTTTACGGAACGCTGCCTACGACTTTTGTTTGAAGGAAAAAGCAGTAGTAACAGGATACGATTACAATGATGTGTTCTGGTACTCTAAGGATTTCGTGAAACGTATCCTGCCTGCTGCTTTGGATGGGGATTGGAAAAAGGTTCAACTGTTTTCTTTTGAAACTAGGAACCCTAAGTCACCTGCCGAATCTGGTGACTGGATGGCGTATGCCTCTGATGTTCGTAAAGCGTTCAACAGGTTGTCGCAGAAAGAACAGGCTTTAGTTCTTTTGTTTTACGCAAAGGATGTTGATGGTGATACACTACATGAACATCTTGGTGAAGATAGACCTTCTGCTAGGGCAACACAGATGGCTGCTAACCGTGCAATAAACAAGATGGTGAAAACATTAGGTGGGTTTCCACCGTATCGTGAAAGGGATGAGATGACAGTACTACCGATAGAACCATTGAAGGTTGATAATCCGAATGTGGTTCCCGATGAAGATTGGTTTGAAGAAGATGAGTGAGCAAGACCAGAACGAGTTTATTAAAATACATTTCGATGAGGAAAGAGTGTTGGATTTTGAGTTGATTTCTTTCTCTCAAGGTCGTGATGACATGTTTATTCTTATTGTGAAACCTGTAAGGTTTGAGGATAATGACGAATGAGATTGACCAGAGGGGAATCCCAACCCACCAATGTTTCAACTGTGGTGGCGAATGGTTCAAGGTATACTGTCGGTTCGAAGATTACGAAATTGCACAGTACATCATTGAGGCGGTTTGTGTTGGGTGCGATAGTGACGTTACCGCTCCTACTCTGGTGGATTCTCCTACGTTTGAAGGGTCGTAGATGATTTGTGTGGACTGCCGTATGGGGGCAGATTATGGTAAGATAGAGTTACACAATAACTGTACTGGCTGTCCATGCCAGCATAAAGAGAAAGGTAAGTACATTGGCAGACTATAAACAAAACGATTTGTTCACTGAGGTGAGTGTCGCTATCAGCATTGGTCCTGGTTTCATAACGTTGGCAAAGTTGGATGATATAAAGTTCCTTGCGTCTCAGGCCAACATTCCTCAGACAGCGAAGGTTGAGATTGAACCTGGACAGGTCAGGTTCACCTTTAGAATCCCGAAGAAGAAGCCATCTAACCTTCCATATCCTGACGGGAAGCAGGAATATAGAAAGTTCGTAACCGAATTCTAAGGGCATAAAAAAAGAACCCCCTAACCTTTATCGGGTCAGGGGGTTTTCTTCGCTCAGAATCAATCCTAGAGCCTTCTAGGGGGATTCTACAAGTCGTCTTCGTCAGGCTCCATATATAAAGCCTCAACGGTTTTCTTATTTTCCAACCTCTGAGCATATTCGCCAAGCCCAAGACTGGACAAGACGAACACTACAACGGGTTCCACAGGCAAATCTGGGGCAACCGCAGTTAATACGATAGCCACAGTAGCCGAAACCCACGCTGTCACACGGACAGGGTTACGGTAAGCAAACTCTTTAAGTCTAGCCAACATTACTTTTTACCTTTCTTCGGGGGAAACAATGATAACACAATCTTCTCCACCATCCACTTGTAGTCGGAACCCTGATAATCAGGTCTACCCCAACCAACAATCAAACTCTTGTCACGAATCTTCAACGACACGGCACCACCGTTACGTTCATCAGGTGTCTTACCTTTAGGAACATAACCCGTCAGAGTGGTGTTACCTTCAATGCAGAGAACACTCTTACCTAAATCCTTAACCGCTATCCCAACATGCGAGATACGGTCAACGTTATCGTTAGGGAAATCAAAATAGATAATATCTCCAGCAAGAACCTTACCCTTGCTCTTCCACTGCTTACGCACCTTGAAACCCTGAGCACCAGTAGGTGTATACCAAGTGTTATGTAACCTGCCACCAGACTTCTCAAAGCACCAGTTAACAAACACACCACACCATTGGATACCATCGGTACCAAAATACTTAGCATACTTCGTTTTGTTTACAGGTTGCTCGGTATAACCGACCTCATTGAACGCTACCTCAAGTAGCCTTTGCACTGTAACTTTCATCATTGTCCTCTATTCACTAACAGTAAATATATTTCATCAACACGCTTCTCAAGATGCACTACCTTATCTTTCAATGAACTACCACTGTTCGGTACAAGTTCATGTAAATAATGTTTAACCATCCAACGAATTGCTGACACTAAACTCCCAACTACTGTTACTACTGCTACGGCAATACCTGCCCATTCTGTACCTGTCACTACAATTTCCTTACGGTCACTGTCAAAATACCACCAAACCCACTGAAGTGTTTGTGTGGAGCGGTTTCGCCTCTAAAGGAAACTTCCTCTATAAGGCCCTGATATATTTCCCCCGTCTTAAAATCTTGCACTGTCACAATATCTGAGGTGGCTTCCAAATCCTCAAACAAGTTGATACGCTCATAGGCTCTACCTTGATAACCTATACGGTTATTGAACTTGTCCATTTCGCTATCGAAACAATACAGATTGTATTGGATAAGTCGTTGCCTACGGATAGCAGGTAACGCTTTAATCTGGTACCCATACATGGTGGGTCCAACAGTTGTGTCAGTTGAAGAACGGTTCAACGTGAACACAAACTGCTTCTGGTCGGTAGCGTTAGTTTCAGGGATACCAATATCACTGTTACCATTCGTACTATCAACAGTAATAATTGTTGCATCTGCTGTACCGATACTGATACTGCCACCAGGATACAATGCACGTTCCTTCACATACTTGAAGAACTTATCTTCGGTAGTGTTGAAACGGATACGACCAGTTTTGATAAACCCGTTGGAACGTAGACGGGTAGCGTTCTCAAAGAACAGTTCACCCGATGAACCCATAGAACTGAAAGCAAGCCTGTTGGTGCTACCAATAAACGCTACACCAGTACACGTGTTGTTCTCTGTCGTTACCTGCAAATCGTTAGCGTAAGCAAACACAAGTGGTTCAATCTGGGTACCCAAATCTATACGGGTCAAACCACAGTCACCACCGATACGGTTCGTAACCCAAGCATACCTGTCGGATACAGCAATCTGATACACAGGCTGTTCGCTTTGGAAAATGACAGGACCATACACGATAGAACCGTCATCTTGTAGTTGCCCTACACGCACACCTTTCGATGTGCCGATAACCATGTAGCCAAGATATGCTTTGATACTGTACACGATTTCGCCACGTGGAAACTCTGCAACCACAAGGGCAGTTACAAGGTCAGGTAAACCACCAGTGAAAGTACCGTCAGTGTAGATACGGTGAATAACAGACCTGTTGTTTTCATAACCTGCAAAATAAATATCTGAAGGAGAAACAGCGATAGAAGTCCAACTAAAATTAACATTGTTGTGGGTGTAGATAACAGCAGGGCTGACAGTGGATGAACCAGAAGCCACATTCGCATACCAAATCTTGTTATCAACAGCGAACACTAGACGGTCCTTAGCGTACTCCATAACAGAAGACGAGGACACAGCACCAGTATGTTCATACAGTTTCACTTCATCCGCTGTAGACCTAGCATCACCACTCAATGGTTTACGCCACAAAGACCATTTACCTGCAATGTTAGTAATCCAATACGCATATGCACCATCATCACAGATAGCATACACAGGGTCAGCACCAGTAGCGTAGTCAATGAAATGAACTATACCAACTTCGGCTGTGCCAGAAACAGCAGTGGATGACACGTTAGCGTTCGTTAAAGCAATAGTGAATGTTGTGCTAGTGACACCAGTAATCGTACCTTCAGCGTTAAACACTGTGTTAGGTGCAGCGATACCAGTAACCTTCACATACATTTTAGCGGTAAACCCGTGAGCAGCACTCGTAGTGTAGGTTGCCACATTGGATGTCAACGAAACGTTAGTGATAGTTCTAGTGATAGTATCAAATGCTTTATCAACATCCAACCCGTCATGCACCAGCACACCAGTAGAAATAGTTCTAAGGTTCGCAGTGTTAGTGCTTGTTATAGGGTGAGGAACAGTATCAACATCTTTTAACAGTTTCGCTTCACCAGCAGTCCACACATCCACACCCTCAGATGATTCAAACTTGAACCGAAGGTTCTGGTCCTGTGCAGGTTCATAAAACTTGGACCCTGCACCGAAATGGAATGAGGACTGTGAACGAAGCCACCAGCCAGATAACGATTGTTCACCTGGTTCAATACTGTTATCTTGTTGTTCTTTACGGTATGGTGCTGTCTGTCTGCGGTATGGTTGTTCTGATGTGGTAGCATCAAAGAATCCGATAGTACCGAAGGCAATATCGTAGGTTATTCCTGTTCCAGTGTTGACGGATGGAACGATGGCGGTTGAGTCGTTTGTTATGTCTACTTGAAAATCTTCAGTAATATCTGAAGCCATAGGTTACGCTCCTACAAAGTTAACGTTGAAACCAGAAAGAACAGAATGTGTAGCACCACTGGAACCTGGAATGTCAAGATAGACTTCAACATAATCTGTTGCAACCAAAGGTACAATAGTAGCGATAGATATTGTTTGAGCATCGCCAGTGGTATTAATTCTAGCCTTGCCTCTGGTTCCAGAAATTTCTGTACCATTCTTAGTGAAGTAGACACTAAAATCACCAGTTGAACCACCAGCAGTAATGTTTACAAAAGCGTCTAATTTGTATTTACCACCAAGATTAGACGGAATAGTGATACGGCTAGTGTTAGAAGAGGTACTGTGGAAACCATTGCTATCTGAATGTTCACTATTGTATGTGATAACACCATCAACAGTAGGGTTCAATGCTGAACTAGTAAAAGCGGAAACATAGTATCCTACAGACCTGTCGTATGCTGTGTCCCAGTTAGTTTGCTTAGTAGTAGTAGGGATAGAATATCCTGAAGATAGCGATACAGCCAAAGTACCAGACGTGGTAACAGGGCTACCTGAAACAGACAGTCCTGTAGGAACAGTCATGCCTACACTTGTAACCGTACCTGAACCGCCACCACCAGTAGCCGCAATCGTAATGTTACCTGAAACACCATCAGCATTAGTAATAGTGATGCCAGAACCTTGAACAAGGGTACGTGTAGCAGCAGTACCTGCACCAGTACGAACCACAATACCTGTAGTGGACAAACCTGCAACAGCAGTCAAATCAGCATCTAAACCCTGCTTGTTATCCAACTGTGTTTGGATAGCGGAAGTCACACCATTCAAATAACCAAGTTCAGTAGAATCAACACTACCAATAGTTGTAGTAGAAGGCAACACCACATTACCAGTAAACGTAGGGGCAGCAAGATTAGCCTTAGCATCCAACAAAGTAGACAAACCAGACACATCAGAAGACTGAACAGTCAAAGTATTATTAGCAGACGAAATAGTTTTATTCGTCAAAGTCTGAGTCTTAGACGTACCAACAACATCGCCACCAGAAGAACCAGAACCAGACAAACCATGCACATCCTGAGAACCAGCAATATGGTCCTGTGGTTCCTGCAAATCACGTGCACTAATCATATGCTTAACAACAGCACCAGCATCATGAGCCTGCTTAGCGGTACCATTACCACCAGTCACACCCTGATAAGTATCAGTGCCACGAGTAACATTCAACGTAGTACCAGAAGACAAACCAGTAACAAGAACAATTTCCTCAGAAGCCTGGTCAGGGTCCAACACAAGAGTATAAGGATACGATGCAGGTAAACCCGTCAAATTATTTAACGTAATGCTAGAAGCAGTGTTAGTGACCGCTGAAGAAAGAGTTTTCTCAGAAGCAGTAGAACTATAATATCTCATCCATATTCCTTAGTTAGTGTAGTGAACTCGAACAGGATACTTACCCTGCAAACGGGCAGTTTCTTCCTGTAACCTCTGCTGGAACAGAGCAAAAACATATCTGGCAACATTCGTACCAGAACCAAAACCAACACGGCCACCCTGCACATCAGCCTCTGGGGTGACATACGTCAACCTACCAGGGTCAACAAACGAGAGCAGACGATACGCTGCACCCAACACGATAACATCTTTACAAGAATCAGGTAACCCAGTGACAGCACTAAAATCGTCAGATGAAGACTCCAACGGTTCAGGGTCAAAAATGTATGTCACCTGCACAGTCACACCAGGGTCAACAGCGGACAGCAAAGTGATAGACTTAGAAGAGTTCAAAGCGGAAGGGTTAGCCATTTTATCTAAACGCCAACCACGAACAGGCACCCACTCTTTCGTAGGGCCGATAGCCTGAAACGATACGGCAAGGATACCGTCAGCCTCATCAGGTAAACTGTAGGTAGTGATAGCAGGACTGTAAGTAAACGTGTAAGTGTTCACACCAAACAGTGAACTACCAACAGCAAGAATCGTATCGTTGATTGCTTTACGAACCATATGGCGAGGGAACGTAGGGTTAATCGTTATCATAGTTCCAGAAGTATGGGATGCTGAAACACTGTTCATGTAGCCACGACCATAAGGCGGAACAGTTAACACGCCAGTGTTACGGTCAAATGTGTCAATCCAAATCATTTCATCATCAATCTCGATGATGCCCTTACCGACACTCTCAGCGTTAGCCACAGATAGTGACACGTCTGTTGATGTTATGTTAGCCATCAAATGTGTCAACGCATCCTGACGCATACTGTAGCCAGCCAAATGCTGTAGGGTTTCGTCAACCAAATCGTTTAATGTTGCCATTACCATTTAACCTTATCTGCCCAGTAGGCTGCCGATAGTTTCCCTTTGGAAATGTTTTTTGCATGTCTTGCTTTGAATGATTCTCTACGTTTACGGTAGGAAGCAGACTCACCTGTTTTACGAGGTGAGCCTGACACTCCTTGTTGACCGAAACGAATAGTTTTGATTTGGCTTCCTTCCTTCGCAACCACCACATGTGATTTCGTTGGATGGTTAGGGGTACGCTTGGGTTTGTTGAAACCTGCTACTCCTGCTCGTTTCAGTCTAGGGTCCATGATTACTTTCCTCGCTTAGCCGAACGAGGCATAGGGGGAACCTTCGGAACCTTCGGCATCGCATCCTTAGTCTTTGTAGACTGAGAATACGAACCAGTCATACTTACCTTCATTTCACCAGCACGGTGATTATAGTTTTTATAGTTACATCCACAAGTAGCACACATGACTAACCCTTAAACGTATCAACAATAAACGGTGGGCGTTGCTTAGCAGACTTCTTACGCTTAAGCATCATCTGCTTATATCTATCAGCAGCCTTAGATGACGGAGCCTGATTACGATTCATTTGCTCCCGATTACCCATAGCCATACCACTACCACCTTTAGGTGGAGTAACAACATCTTTTCTAGGTTTACCACTACCAGTAACAGGTTTCTGTCTAGGAATACGACCTTCAGTGGAAGGTTTACGGTCAATTACCATACCACCAAAATCCTTAGTGGAATCCTTATCAAACTTGAATTTGATGCCACGACCAACAGGGTCAATCGTAAACTTTTTACGGTTCATCATAATTATTTCTTGCCTTTCTTAGCAACCTTCTTGACGGCCTTCTTGACAACCTTCTTGCCGTATTCCATTTTGCGTTCTTTCATGCCTTCAGATTTTTCATGCTTCATCTTAGACTTCTTTGATGAATACTTTTCACCCTTCATGGACATACTATTTACCCTTCTTCTTCTTGGCTACACCAGCCTGTGATAGTGCGATAGCAATTGCTTGCTTCTTCGATTTAACAATCTTTGCTTTCTTCGGACCCTTCGGGTCAACTCCAGCATGTAACTTGCCAGACTTGAATTCACGCATGACCTTAGAAATTTTGTTTTGTTGAGCAGATTTCTTTTTCATCCCTTAAACGCCTGTCCTGTTATGTTTGAAATTTCAACCGCAGCCCGAATATCTTTCATCTTCGTAGACCGAGGGTGAATACCCTGTGCCTTAGCATCACGGAACGCCTGTAACTCGGCATCCCATTTTTTGTTAGTCCAACCAGATTTAATCATCCCAGAGGAAGCATCCCCTGCGTTCATCTGAATATTGGAAGCCTTCAAACATTCACCCCAGTTAGCATGGTCCTGTGTAGGGCAACCACTTCTACATTTACTCATTTGAATAACTCCATGTTTTTTAAGAAACGTTCATTATCAGGTTCAAACAGTAAAGCCTGTGAAAGATACAGTTTACCTATATGGTGTAAACCGAGATGCCAGCAGGCAATACTTGCAAGGTCATACGGTAACGAACCCCAAGCGAAGTCTTCGCACAAATACTCTAACGGTTTCTGTTGCACCGCTAAAGCCCTATCTGATGCAATCAGACAGTCAAGCCAATTCTCTTTCTCATAATAGAACTGTGCAAGTTCCACCCATGCTTCACGTCTATCAGGTGCCTCTTGTGTTGCAAGCCATAACCATTGTTCTTTCTTGTCTGGTTCGCATTTTGCAAGATACCTGTATGATGCTGCACGTTCAGGTTTCCACACAGCCTTCGGTAAAGCAAGATGGCGTTTAAACTCTGCTATCGCTTCATCTGTCATACCATTGAAGTAAAGTTCACGGGCATAGTAGAAGGCGTTACGGTCATCTGTAGGGTCTTCATCCACAGCCATCTTCAACAACGGATAGTAACTGCTACGTGACTTTGTGCTGTCAGGATGATGATGTATCTGTAACCCTAACCATTCCTGAACTTCTTCACCTCTACAAGTCAACACTTCATGTACAGGGTGTTTCCAGAAGTACCCTTTACGGGTATGTATCTTGTCACCACCGTACACTAGGTCAGGTGAGCCGTCTGGTTTCCATGACCATGTGTATTCGTATCGGATACGGGTAGTTCCACGATTCACTTTTTCGAACTGTTCACGCCAACCTTCAACCAGTACCTCATCCATGTCTAGTGCTATGCACCAGTCAATGTTTTTAGGTAAAGCATCTAGGGCTTTGTTACGTGCCTTGTCGAATCGCCAAGGTTTTGTGGTTGCATCTACCACATGGATGCCAAGGGATTTGGCCAGTTCAATGGTTCCGTCTGTGGAACCTGTGTCGGCTATGAGCAGATAGTCGGCTTGTTTCGCTGAGTTGTACCAGCGTTCTACGAATTGTTCCTCGTTGAGGGCTATGGTGTATACTGCTATTTTCATAGAGTTATTCTACTACTTCGTCCTCTACTTCTCGTATTTCGACAATATTATTGTTTGGTTTTGTTGAATCGTATCCGCCAATACCATATGTGACTATTTGCATTACGAAACCCTCACCCAGCAACAAGGAATATTGCCTGTTTCTCTTGCCAATGTTCCAGCAGTAGCGAAAGCACCAGTAACACCTGTTTGTGACCAAGCATTTGCTCTTTGATTTGCGAAACCACCTTGCCTCATTAAACCTAAAGGAAATGCTGTATTGCCTAAAAATGTATTTGTTGTGCCAGCGGTTTGCATATTGAATGCTAACCAATACCAGCCCTGATTTAAAGATTGATTTATAGTAATTTCATATCCAGTTGATGCAGCAGTAGGGTTCACCGTACCTGCATCTAAAACAACTGTTGAAGGTTTACCTGTCGTGTTATCGTAAATACCTAAACGAACAGTTGCTGAACCAGCAAATGTTGAACCGGTAATACAACCAATTCTTACCCAACTACTATTCGATGGCACAAAGAATGGTTGATAATAAGTTACATCTTCTGTTACAGTCGCATTAGCAAAGTTTGCTGTTGCTGCCATTGTGTAGTAGATACCAGTTTCAACATCAAATACAGCTGCCGCACCAGTAGGTCCAGTAGGTCCTGACGGTCCAGTAGGTCCTGACGGTCCACTTGGACCTGTAGGTCCTGTTGCACCTACTGCTCCTGCAGGTCCAGTTGGACCTGTAGGACCCTCAGCACCTGCAGGTCCAGTTGGACCTGTGGCTCCAATAGCACCAGTTGCACCCGTAGGCCCTGTAGGGCCTGTAGCACCTGCTGTGCCTGTCGCACCCGTAGGACCCGTTGGACCAGCCACACCAGCAGGTCCAGTCGCTCCAGTAGGCCCTGTAGGGCCTGTAACAGTGCTTGCAGCACCAGTAGCACCAGTAGGACCTGTCGGTCCAGTAGCACCCACAGCCCCAGTTGGTCCAGTAGGACCAGCATCACCCTGTACACCCTGCGGACCAGTCGGGCCAGTTGCACCTGTCGGTCCAGTAGGACCCGTCACAGTGGATGCTGCACCTGTAGGCCCCGTTGGGCCTGTGGCACCAATAGCACCAGTCGGCCCTGTCGGACCTGTATTACCAATCGAACCAGTAGGTCCTGTCGGACCAGTGTCACCAGCAGGACCTGTAGGTCCTGTAACCGTAGAAGCAGCCCCAGTTGGGCCAGTCGGCCCAGTAGGGCCAGTATCGCCCTGTGGCCCAGTAGGGCCAGTGACAGTACTAGCGGCACCCGTAGGACCAGTCGGGCCAGTAGCCCCGATAGGTCCAGTCGGACCAGTCACGGTAGAAGCAGCACCAGTGGGTCCAGTAGGACCCGTAGCCCCAACAGAACCAGTAGGACCAGTGGGTCCTTGAATACCCTGCGGACCCTGAAGGTTAGACATCACCACATCAAAAGAAGAACCAGCAGTGAACACAACCTCAAAAGTAGAACCATCAGTTACGTCAACAACAAAGTCACTCATCGGGTAACCTCTGGGGAAACAGTGAACTTACCTTCCAGCACACGCCACACCTGACCACCAGAAGACACCAACTCGAAATCGTACACGTGACGGCCAGCAATCAAATCATCAGTCAAACTAGCAGGAACAGAAATAGCAACTGTACCAGCAGAACCACCCAACGTGATATAGTCACTATTCGTGATAGACAACAAAGTTGTGGTGGCGTTCACAGAGGTACGCACCTGCATACGTGCAGTGTAGTTTGTTAAGTTCCAAGGGGTAGAACCAGTCTTGATAGTGAAATCAAGAATGAACGTTGCACCCTGCTCAACTTTAATATTATATTTACCAGCAGCCATCAGATAATCTCCGTAAGATATGAACCGTAACCTGCAGCAGTTAAAGACGCTGCCTCTGTATTAGAAACCTCATATTCGTGTCCACCCAAATAGTAGGCTTCAACCGAATCTAAAAGGTCCTGAGTAGGGAACCGAACCTGTGCATAACCATTATTCGCTTTGATAACAGTCACACCCCTGTCCAGTTTGTAGAACTGCCACAGACGATGATTCTCACCGATAGGGCCTTCCAACACTGTAGGTGTCTTAAACAAGTAAGGCATGATTTCCTTTCATAGAACCAATACCACCCACCACCTGCACGAAGCAGGTGATGGATGATGTTGAGCCTACAACTAGGCGATTGATGAACCTGATTCGATACGGAACAGGGCATCTTCACGGTAACGCTTGAAACCAAGCACACCGTACCAGCCGATAGGTCGGAGACGCATCAACTTGTCAGTCACAGGGCCGATAACTACATGTGGCTCTTCAGCAACTGCTTCAGCCAATGCTTGCTGACCTGCAACGATTGTGCGGTATACCTTGGTCTTCTTCTGTGCAGCGAGGGTACCTGTTACGGTTCCTGTCACGGAAGTTACGAAGGTGTAGGTGTTTGCACCAGTAACGGTGATTTCCCATGTGGCGTTCAAGCCAGCAGGGGTTGCACCTGAGATGGCAATGAAATCGCCAGTCTTGTAACCATGTGTTGATTCGGTAACAGTAGCAACGCCACCGCTGATAACGATACCCGATGGGGCACCTGCTGAACCAACGTTAGCACCATCACCGAAAGCATAAAGACGGTTGGACTCTACGAAGTATGCACCTTCGAACTGTCCGATTTCGCCTGCCCAGATTTCCTGGTTGCTTTGATATTCGTGTGGGTTACGCCATGAAGCAGCACCTGTTTCGGCACGAAGGTCATGTGCAACTTCTGGGTGGATACCAACCCAGTAGAGTGAACCCTTGCGTGGGACAGCGTTCTGACCACGAAGTTTAGCAACTGCGAAACGAATATCTGCAGCCTTCATCGTGTCTGTTTCTTCAACAGTAGCAGTGCTAGTTGGGGTATCAGATGTGTCACGTGAGAAACGGACATTGGTACCACCACGAAGTTCCGTCATAACCAACTTGTCAATGCTGTCAGCCATGTTGTAAGCAACAATGTTAGCAACAGCAGGGTCAACGTCAGCAAGGCTGAACAGTTGGAGTTTACGGGTCGTAACAACAGCATTACCATATTCGTTGAGGGTAACAACAACCTGATTAGGTGTAGCAAGTGCTACAGCATCTGGGTCAACTGTTTCGCTCAATGAAGAGGTAGCAGCAGACAAATCATTGTACAACTGCAAAGCAATGCTGGAACCAGGAAGAGTTCCTGGTGAAGGTCGCTTGTCTGCAACAGAACGGAGCAGAGGTTGTGACCGTAGAGCAAATTCGACAAGGCGGTCATAAGCCTTTTGAACTAGACCAGCCGAGCCAACGGTACCACCGAGAGAGGTGGAACCAGTCGAGGTATAGGCATCAGTTGCCATTACATCTTCCTTACGTTAGAAATGGACATTATTATTTTTGTTAATTCGACCCATGAATCATGTTAATGATTTCATCAGCCGAATCAGCCTGGTCAAGACGGAGAAGCAAATTCTCAATCTTGTCAGGTGTAACTGCACCCTGTGTCACAGCATCAATCTGCCGTAACGTTGCAAGGTCAGGTGCGGATTTCTGTTCCTGTACCACTTGTTGGATACCGAACACATCACCGTATTCACCAATCCACTGGTTGATAGCATCCTCGTCAGGACTAATATCCGCAGGGATAAACTTTGCAACCTTTGGGTTCAGTCCTTTACTTTCAAGAACTGACTTGATAACGTTCTCACGCTGTGCAGAACGAAGCGAAAGCAACTCGGACTCTAGGTCCTTAGCCCTCTTATCTGCTGCACGTTGTGCTTTACGAAGTTGACGAACTAAATCATTATTGTTCTCAGCCCTACGTGGCTGTTCCGATTCGTCTTCGAAATCGAAATCGTCATCTTCATATTCTTGATAGTTGTTGCTCATCGCAACTCACCCTTCTTTCTTTTCTAATTGAAAACGTAGACCACACAACAAATCGGGGAAAAATGTTGCGGCTTCTACTACCAGTTGCTTATACACCTGTAGGGGCTGGTCGGTCCTACTAGGGATTCTTAAAACGCACCAGAGGTGCTACCACCAAGGGAAACTTGGCTTGTTCCAGACCTACCAGCAAAGTAAGCCTGTTCACGTGCCGCTAACTGTGCACGTCTCTTAGATTTCAAACCGAGAAGAGATTCTTTCTCCAACTCTGTTTGAATCGTTTGAGCATCCTCACGTGCACGACTTGCTGCAGCCTCAGCCAAAGGTGTCTGAGCCTTAACCTCTTGATAACCTTGACGGGCCTGTTCACGGGAAACACCCTGTGCAAACAAGTCCTCAGCAGACAATCTACCTGTGAGACCTGCAGTGGCAGACTCGGCACGGATACCTGAAATACCAATCTTCTTCTGAAGTTCAGCAACAGTCTGACCTACACCCAAGATACTTGCAACAATATCTTTATCGGTTAACGATGGGAAGTAGGTTTTCAGTTGTGTCTTCAAAGCCTCATCAGCATACTTGACAGCATTAAAT